GTTAAAACTAACTAGTCCAGACCCAGCTAAATTTATGGATCCACTATTGATTGATTCTGGTTCTGAGTTCTCGAAAGAGTACACTACAGTTCCTGAATTCTCTACTGGTGGTAACACTACATTTAGTGCTCCATTTAAAATGAGAAATCATTTATCGACTTTACGTAAGTCTTATACAGTAACAAGATCAGCAGCAACTGATGCTCTTGTTATACAACTAGCTGACCCAGCTAACCCAGGTAAGAAAACTACAGTGTGGACAAGATACGCTGAATGGGAAGCAATGGCTCAGTGGTACAGAGAGATTGAAAGATCATACTGGTACTCTACATTCTCTGCTAATTCTAATGGAATTACAGATATGTTAGGTAACAACGGTCTTCCAGTTTACGAAGGTGCTGGAATTAGAGAGCAAATTGCTCCAGCAAACAGACGTTACTATTCTGATTTATCAGAAGGTATTATCAGAGATTTCTTAATTGATCTTTCTTATAATGTGATGCCTGAGTCTTCTAGAGAGTTTGTTGCATTTACAGGTGAGTATGGATTCGCAGAATTCGACAGAGCTATGAAAACTGCAGCTTCAAATTGGACTCTTGTAGATTCAACATTCATTACTGGTAGCGGGCAAAACTTGTCTCTAGGTGGACAATTCAAAACTTATCTAGGATTAAATGGTACTAAGATTACTCTTAAGCATTTACCATTATATGATAACACAGTTATTAACAGACAATTACATGCAGATACTGGAAGACCTATTGAGTCTTACAGATTCACATTCCTTGACTTTGGTATGGCAGGTGGAGAATCAAACATCCAAGCTGTTCATAAAAAAGATTCTAAGGATATGATGTGGCACACTGCAGGTTCTGTAGATCCATTTGGAAATACAGCTAAATCTGTTAACACTATGCGTTCTGATAATCTTGACGGTTATTCAGTACACATGTTAACTGAGTGTGGAATCATGATTAAAAATCCTATGGCATGTGGCGAGTTAATCTGTACGAAAGTAGCGAGTAACTAGTAAATAATTTAAATATTAAACATGAAAGGAAAAGTAATTTTAAAGGCTTTGGAAAGACAATCTTGGTCAGGATTCAGCAGATTCCCTAAATGTAAAGATACGGTCATAGCTTCTCTCGGAAGAGGAGGCTATGAAACCGGTCTTACAGAAAAGGAAGAAAAGGATCTTGAACTAAAATTGCAAATGAAGCCGGGTACTCTTGGAAAGTATTCCGAGTATTGGAGAGACTATACAGTAATTCTTAATGATAAGGATAAACCCTTAATATTAGATAGACCACGAGATTTTATAGATTATAAAATTTTAATGGCTAGTAACCGTGTAGCTAATTCAGTAAATGAATTAACCTCTTGGCCTAAAGCAGAGTATGTAATATACGATGCAGAACAAGATGCTAAGAAAGATAATTTAAAGATTAAAGAAAAGCGTAAAGCATATAAACAATTTAATAGTATGACCTCAGCTGAAATGCGAAATGTATTAAAATTAATGGGTAAAAAAGCAGCTAATGCTTCTGATACATTAATTGAAAATACACTTGCAGATATTTTAGATAAGGATCCAGCACTATTTAATGAGACTATGGCTATGCCTGACTTTAAAATAAGAGTACTAATTGAAGATCTAGTAGCTATAAATGCATTACGTATTAGAGGCGGACATTATATGTTTGGTGATAGTGCGATAGGCCACGACTTAGAGGCTGCGTGTTTATACCTAAAAGATCCAAAAAATCAGGACATTGTATTATCGTTAAAGTCTAAACTTAAAGCAAGTAAAAAATAATGACATTAGCAGAAATGCATATAGAATTCAAAGTGGGGTTAGATAAGACTGATAGTCTTAACTACCCCAATTTTGAACCTGAAGAAATCGATTTGTGGCTTAATAGGTCACAGGATCGTTTTGTGAAACAACGTTATTCACATGATCCGAAAAATGAAACTTTTGAGTTAACTCAGAAGAGAACGGATGATTTGAGAAAAGTAGTAACAGAGGTAACATTAATTCCATCTGCAACGCAAACCCC